TCAGCTTGTCTTTATGCAAATAATTGCATAGCCAATTCGGGTTGCAATAGAGCATTGGACGATAGCCAGTAGACTTGATTCTATCGCAGAAGGCAATAACCATGCTTGTAAGAGTGTCTTTGCCAAGATGAGCTTTGCGAGATTAGTGGTAGCAAGCGTTAGAGTATACGCTGTCTGTCCTGTACGGTCAGCAAGAGCCGTAAGCATTGCTACAAGCGTGTCTACGCTGTATTTTATACTTGGTGATAAATCAAGACCATTGCAGTTAAATCCGTCACCGAGAGTAACATTTGTGAGTTTTGAGCAGTTGGTAAATACTGATTTTCCTAATTTTGCGACAGTGTTAGATATTGTCATATCAATAAGAGATGTACATCCATAAAAAGCATTGTCTTTAATTTCTGTTACGCTATCAGGGATATTTATACTTTCAAGGCTCAAGCAGAAGTTAAATGCCGTTACCCCTATTGTCGCTATATTATCAGACAAAGTAACACTTGTCAGCTTAGTACAAGCGTTAAATGCACCTCGTCTAATTTCTGTCCACTCGCTCGGTACAACAAACTCAGTAACTGTACCTGTCAACACACTCTCATACAAGTCAGATTGCTGTTTATACTTATCTGCCTCTCGCTCCGACTGCTTGATTTTGCAGTACATTGCAATGTCTGTTAAGTCCATATCAATCACCCTTTTTTATTTGCTTATAGATTTGATTTGCATAAACGCTTGCTCCAGCACAGAGAATACCTTGCGTAATTGCTGCAAAGATTGCAGTCCAAACATCTTGTGTTGATATTATTTAAGTAGCTGACCTTCTATCCACTGTGCGATATTAACAGCCATATGCTGAATTGTATATGACACAATATCAAATTGTGAATTATTGATAAGTGACTTAGAAATCTTGCAAAGTGTTGCAGCAAGGAATCCCGTAAGAGAAATCGACTTAAAGCTTGCCGATGTACTTTCAAGCTCTGTAAACTCTGTTGCATAAGCCATTTTATTATCGCTTGTATCTGTATCAATGTACGGAATTGTAAGAGTACCGCCGACATTATACTTTGTTGCAAGTTCAAAAATAGGGCAAATTTCTTTCACCTTATCAATAATCTTATTTTCAATGCTTGTTGGTATAATCGCACCATTAGCACCGAAAGTGAGATTAGTATCGGCACGAGTTTCAACAGCCTTCGGATTTCGGATATAAGCTTCAAAAAGTCTTGTTTCGGTTTCTTCTGTAATGTTCTTTTTATTATCAGGTTCGTCAATTTCAGCTTCTCTTGTTTCTTTTACGGCTGAAATAGTCTTATTGAGCCTTGCAAGCTCTGCTTTGATTTCATTATAGCGATTAAGTTCGCTATCCTCAAACGCCCTGTTCTCTGTCTTTGCTTTATTGATAAGAGCGTCTGCCTCATCAAGTAGAGCATTTTTCTTTTCGATTAGTGCCTTCATAATAAATTACCTCTCTTTCAAAATTTCAAGTTCTTTTTCATAGATTTCTAAGCTATTTGCTTTCGGAGATTCTTTTCCGATAAGCTTTATGTTCCCTGCAATTCCTCTTGTTTCAAAAACATTTGATTCTTCACCCCTTACTTCAACGGAAGTGCCAAAGTAAGCTGGTGTTTTGTCGAGAATTGAAACTTCTTTCAAATCAATGTCTTCAAGCGTTCGTCTGTCAAGCTCGCCTTCTTTATCCCAGGATTCGCCCTCAGAGATAAAGCCGAATGACCACCCACGCAACTCCCCACGCTGAGCCTTTTCAATAACCTCTGTATCACTGATTATTGCCCTCGCATAAAGACCGATATTATCTTCATAGAGTTCAAGATTCTTTGTGGTGTCGCCTATTATTTTGTTGTGATTAAAGCGAAGCTCTATTGGTGTTCCTCGTTTTATAGCCTTATCGAACGTGCCCGCCCTAACTCGCTCAACAAAACTTCGTACCGCAGTTGCTCCCTTGCCTTTTGGCATTATGCGACTATCACGCTCAACAGCATTCACATAGCCACTTATGACAGCCTCATTGCTACTTCTAATTTCGATTTGCAATATTCTCACCTACCTTCGGGTATAAAAATAGAGCAGTTTTAAGCCATACTCAGGGCATTAAAAAAGCACCTTGATTTCTCAAAGTGCTTAGTTTCTTTTTATGAAACGTTCTTCAATAAATTCTCGGAAGTCCATTGTTTCACCTACTTTCAGTTTAATCTTTTGATTTAAATGTATACGGAATAATTTGTTCAGGTAAGAAATTTATTTCATAATGATATTTATCAACATGTGCACCTGAAATATCTTCAACAGTATACATTGTCCAATCATTCAAGTATATATAATCAACCTTGTATTTTCCATTTTCAACTTCAATAGTAACCTCAAGTTCATGATTATTATTGTTAGATAATGAGAAATAACCTGTCAATTCTAATATCGGTTTATCAGAACGCATATTAATAACACTAAGTCTACGCTCAACATTAAAATTATCTGCTTCTTGTTGAACATTTCTTTTCGCCCTGTCTGCCTCTGTACAACCACAAATCATACCGACAAGCACAGCTAATGATAGCCCACATACCAGTATCTTTTTATGTTTAATTTTCATTTTTAAATCCTTTCTTAAATTATAGCATAGAAAAACCGCCCTCAAGGAGCGGTTAATTTCTGTTTTCTTGCTTTTCAAGTTCTTTAATCATTTCATCAAGACGTTTTGAAGCTTCTTCGTTAGAACCATCTAAAACAGATTTATTTATTTTCTCCATTCTAATAATCCTCCTTCTTGATATTTACTTAAAAATTTATTTATAATCTTTCTGTATTCATTGTCAGAACCTGTTTTTATACTGTTTTTTTCAAGTCTTTGTAACTCTCTCAAAAAAGATAGTCTGTCATATTTTTTCAATTTTGTTAATGTTTCAATGTTGCCGTTGTTTTTTACGATAGTTAGTGTCTTTATACTATCATTTCCAACAAATTCGATAATATCATTTAAAGAATAGCTGCTATTCCTTGGATGATTGTGCATAACAAGCAAATCTTTGCCGTGCAATGAACTACCAAAATCAAGCATATCATCAGAGCCAACAAACTCTTTTCGTTTACTTATAGAACTATCAAAAACAAAAGCAACTTCTTTATTATTGTTGTTATTTTTTGAATATCGCAATAGTTCTTTATGTTGCCTTTGAATTTCTGAACATTGCTCTTCTGTATATCCACGAATATTAACTTTTGGAACACGTGTAATTGCACTATCTGTTATCTTTGTGATAGGTTTATAACTTTTTTCTTTTATTATATCATTCTTATCCAATTTTTCAAGTCTTTCAGAGGATTTTTCAGAGTTTTTTCGCTTTGCTCCTGAACGAACTAATCTTCGTCTTTTCCCTTTATCAAACCTGCCGTCACTATCACGAGGCTGACCGTCCCAGCGTTGCTCTGTTTCTTCATTCATACTGTCAGCTATCTGCTGATTTACATTCTGACCAAACATTGTTGTTTGATTTGTGTTCGGAGTATAGATTGTGTTTGTTTTCGGGCATAGAAAAACCGCCCACGGGGGAGCGGTTGATTATTTTTCTACGATTTCAAATTCATCAGGCGGATAAAGATAATCTTCTTCAGTATTGTCAACTATTCTGTACCATCCGCTTTCAACGGATATCACATCATACACACACCCATTAGTTAGGGCTAGAGGTGATGTTTCACCAATGTATTTAACTTTCATCTAACCACCTCTTTACTTTCATTTCAACTCTCTCTTCATCTGCTTCGTACCAATGAAGTTCAGCAGTTCGGTTTTTCCCTTCAAAGACTACCGTTCCTTCGCCTCTGACTTTTTGCCACTCGTTAGCTTTTATTTTGTATGTAGATTCAAAATAAAAGCTATTCCTTATTGGTGTATCAGTACCTTTACCTGCAAACACTTTAACCTTAGTTATTTTTGTACCTTCTGCAAGCCTTGTATGATTTCCATTAGGAAGTCTCACAGGATAATTTTTACCTGCAGCTCCAACACTTCTGCCAATAAGTATATCCTTTGACTTTATTATATCACTCTTATTAGCTTTTTCAAGGGCTTTAGAGGACTTTTCTTTGCTTTTCCTCGTTATTTTTGTGTGAAAGGTTCTACGCTTTTTACCTTTATCAAACCTGCCGTCACTATCACGAGGCTGACCGTCCCAGCGTTGCTCTGTTTCTTCATTCATATTGTCAGCTATCTGCTGATTTACATTCTGCCCAAACATTGTTGTTTGATTTGTGTTCTGAGTATAGATTGTATTCGTTTTCGGGCATAGAAAACCCGCTCACAAGGAGCGGTTAATTTAGTACCAAACAGCAATTACTTCTTTTGGTATTTCAGATAATTGTGTTAATTCTGCAAGTTTTTTACGAACATGAGCAACATATAACTTTTTTCCATATTCATATTCTGAATATTTTACATCTATAATTTCTTGTGATTTAATGTTCATTGTAACATGACCTGCTTCTGTACAATCTTCGGGAGTATAATCACAAGATATATTATCTTTAGATATTAAAATATTAAACAATTTTACCATTAAATCACCTTCTTAATCACAATATTTTGCAAAATTATATCTGCGAGAGGCTTTAATATGTGCTTCATTTTGAGAAAAACCTTTTTCCATATATCTTAATTCGGCATATTCATGTTTTAAAAGAATCATATCTTGTTCCTTAAACTTTCCATTTATCAATCTTTGCCATGACTAAGCCATTTCATAATCAGGGTCAAACCGTCTTTTCCCATCAATTAAATTATGTTCAGATATAAAAACATGATTTTTTATTTTATCAATTTTATGCTTAGCTATACC